ATGAGCAGATGTTTGATGATTTAATTCAGTCATCTTCAAAGGACATTAAAAGTAAGATATTTGATAAATCATTTTTAGAATATAAAAGTGTGAGATCTAATAAGGCTTTATTATTAATTAAAGACATGCAATTGATATTTCAGGAACTTAATATGCAAATTCAGAAGAAGATAAGAAAGAATGAAATACTTGTGAAGCGGGTATTAGGGACAAAGTGGTCTATAATGTCAAAGCCAACTGGATCACATTTATTTTATTCGCTTGTGTATCATAAATCTGACTTTGAAATTGTTGATTGGTCTGATTGCTTTGATATTCCAATATATTCAGATGAGAATATAGCCATATTCGAATTTAGATCAACTTCAAGAGAAAAGATAAACATTGGATTAAAATTATATGAGGATTTGATTAGTTTGTATTTTGATATATCATCTAAATATCTGTATGAAAGAGATAAAATTTTAAGTCATGTTGTACCAAAAGTTTGTTTTACATTTCTAGTGATGATGGACAATAAACAATCAACATCTGACATATTATATTTATGGAGAGAAATAATGATGAAGTGTTGCTCAGGTGACATATCATCTGATCCAAGTAAATTATTTGAGAAATTCCCTCCAATGAGATCAGGCTTGTCAGTTTGGATAGTTAAAAACATGAAAGAAGCGATAAGAATGATGTCTATAGAAATTCCCAAATCTGTCAGGAACTCAGAAATAGAATTAAGTGAGGATGTTAATGAGAGTAACGCTGACTCATTAACAGGTATGATTGACTTGGTAACTTTGAGAGTTGAAGAAAGATTTGAAATCTGTATATATGTTTCATACTTAGCTTGTTTTCATTCTTTTGGTTTAATGAGCAAAGGATCTGCAGACATGAAAGTGTTGGATAAAATTGTTGAATATGAGTTAAAAATGAGAGAAGCAAGAAGGGAACATATGGGATCAGAATCAGATTTTGATTTAAGAGACCATGAATTCAATGTGCATCTCTCTCTCTGGGGTGGGCATCTAAAGAAGAATCATCTGAAATCATTATTTGGAGATCAGACAGATAACATGATTTATAAATGTTTTTTTGACTCATTGAAACATTCATACTTGGATTTTGCAACATTCAAAGCTTCACTGTCTAGATACTCATCCTATAAGTTTGAGACAAAATATCAGAAACCATCTGTTAAAGTGATAGAAGAGGCAATTAAACTATTCTATATAGATATAGACTGTATAAAATCACCATATGACTCCATGGAAAGCATGATGGTGTTTTTGAATGATCCCATTCAAGCCAAGATAGATAAAAAGATGGATCAAGCGAAAGGGCTAAGAGAAATATT